CTCGGGCGATTAGCTCAGCTGGGAGAGCGCTTGCCTTACAAGCAAGATGTCGGCAGTTCGATCCTGTCATCGCCCACCACAGCGAACAAAATCGAACTATTTATTCTTACCGGATTGGTGAGGATAGGTAGTTCTTTTTTGTAGTTGTACTGAATTTCAATATAATCATCATAAATGACCACACAGCGGACCATAGTCGAGAGTAGCAAGCTCTTGAACTTGGTCTCTTTTTTTGTGCGCTGAACAAGCCGCTCAAAGAAGAACCGGATCATATCTTCGTCGACTTTAAGGTCGTTATCTTTTTCGAGTTCGTCAGAAAGCTCCGAATTTAGCTCTACAAGGCGTTTTTCATACATGGGTATATTCTCGGCTATGGTTTGCGATATAATACCGTTTTCGACGGCCTGAATGCAGTTTTTGAGCTTCTTGGATAACTCTTTTATTTCTTCTTTAATAGCAGGGATAGAGGATTGCGCTCGATTCTCTTCTTGTGCCGCAATGGCTTGCTTGGCAATATATTCTATGGCTGTATCATCAGACAGGATATTAATTGTCGTATCGACAACCAATTCTTCGAGTTTATCGGCACGGATATTTTTCGTATGGCATTTTCCGATGCGGTTACGCCGATTACTGCAAGCATAGTAATAATAGGGAAGGCCTGTCACAGACCGTCCTGACATTCCTATCATTTTTTCATGACAGAGCCCGCAGAACAAACGGCCTGATATAAGATAGTTATCGCTGCATACTCGGCTGCGAGTTTTCTTGCGATTTTTTAAAATCTTCTGAACTGCGTTGAACATGTCGTTGGTGATAATGGCCGGAATGGCATTTTCTTTGCGAATGTCCTTCCAGACGAACGTACCCGTGTAGCGTTCGTTTTTAAGGATTTTTTCCAAGCTGTTCTTGCGAAACGGTTTACCGGCTGCAGTTTTCAAATGCCGGGCATTTAATTCATCAATAATAGTAGCTGTACGCTTGCCGTCGATAATGGACTGGAATATTTCACGTACAATGAACACCTTGTCATCGTCTATAACAAGGTGCTTGTCCTTGTTGAGCTTAAATCCAAGCGGCACGATACCCCCGGGCCATTTGCATTCGAGGGCATTTTCCGTCATGCCTCGTAAAACGTTTTCAGCAAGTTCAGCACTATAGTATTCGGCTAAGCCTTCAATCACAGACTCTAATAAAATGCCGCTAGAGTCTTCGGCTATATTTTCCATGGCCGAGATGACACGGATCCCGTGTTGCTTTAGCACGTTTTTATACCTAGCGCTGTCATAACGACTGCGTGCGAAGCGGTTTAATTTGTAGACCAAGACGTAATCGAAGTCCTGCTTTTTAGCATCTTTAATCATGGCCTGAAATTCAGGCCGCTTATCGGTTTTGCCGGTCATGGCACGGTCGCAATAGACCCTAATTACGGTAACGCCGTTTTTCTTGGCATATGCCTTGCATTCTCGGATTTGTCCTTCTATAGACTCTTCTCGCTGACGGTCTGAAGAATAGCGGGCGTAAATTACTGCAATTTTCGACATAAAAAAATCAGTCCTTTCTGTTGTAAAAAGGGCCGATGTGATATACTTATAGCGTAATCAGCCCTTTGGGTGGGGATTATGGATTGCCCTCGATGTGTTGCAGCACATCGGGGGATTTTTTGTTGTAAAGGCATAGGTTATTGAAGTTGATACTTAACCAAAAACCTTGATTTATTAATGGCGTCTTCCAAGGAACTTACACCTAACTTTTCACACATATATTCTGTGATTGTGGGGATAGGTGTTTTAAACATCATATTGAATACGGTGTTTATAATAGACTCGCATAGTTGCAGATATGATGAGTTTGAAAGGAAATGCTTAAAGATACACAGAATCATAAAGAGATTTCCCATAGGGCGTGCGCTATTAAATCCGTATTCTGCGCTAAAATCTTCAAATAATTGAATATGCTTTTTTAATGCGGGATATGGTTGATGAAAGAAATTACTTCCATGTGCACAGTCATTTCTGATTGCGTGTAATATATTTATCATGCCCCGTAATTGAGACGGCGTAGTGTGAAACTCTTTTGCTATAGAATCCTGAATATTAAGCACATAATAAAGATTTTTGACTTCCCCGAACGTTAGTTTATTGACTAAAACCCAAATCGGTATATGGTGATGCTTCTCCCTATAGTGTTTAAAGGGAGGATATGAGTGATTTTTTTCAAGCACACATGATAATTGATGAATAACTTGAAAACGCTTTTCCGTATGCTTGTCATGAGGCACAAAGCTTTTAAAATTTCTAGGGTCTAAGTAAGGCTCTATATAAGACTTCATATCCATGTTATCAAATGGCCCATATTTTTTTGAAAACTCATAGGCTATAGTCGTCTTTAGTCGTTGCTCAGATTGGAATAAAGGACTGTACAGGATAAGTTTAATCTGGGCATCGATTTCATGCAGACTAAATAATTTGTAAAAGTCTATGTTATCTGAGAATGTCCCATCACTATTTATGAATGGTTTATTATACAAATTTACGATATTGTAGTAGCCATATGTTTTTAAAATATTGATTATATTTTGTTTGCCAGGTCTAGAAATAGACGGCTTTCCATTTATTTCTGTTAAAACGGGGATTTCATCTACATCGGATGTGAGTAAGTTCCTTTCAATGAGCAATTCAAGCATTTGTTCATAGGTTCTAAATGGTTTCATATATAACGAAAGAGGCCCGCACACAAAAAATGGA